TGCCCAATCCAGATCACGATCCGCCTCGGTCAGAGCCGAATTGATGACCTCGATTTCTTCCTGCTCGCCTTGAGCATTGACTAACATGCCAACTCCCTGTTCTGGGGTGGCCGCACCATCTTCCTCCAGGAGGATAGCGTCGTGGTCAAAATATATGCTGCGCGCGTTAGCCTTGACCCCTTCCTCATTCTCAACAGGCTCAAGCTGGCAAAGCAGACCGGTTGAGGTATGGACAGGGCCGCCAGCATTGATTGCGGCGATGACAGCTCGCCCTTGCTCGCTGCGATTGGCGACCTCGACGTCAATCACCTTGTCAAGCAACACCCGGCCACCTTCACGGCGAACGTTCTCATTGTGGGCGCCGATCCAGCCAAGATTGATGCCTTCAGGGTCGCGAGCCGAGACAAACTTGCCATTGATTTTGGGGTGGCCATAGGGAGCTGGGGTGCGGTTGAGAGTTTTGAAGCTCTTCTCGATCTCGTCTGCCGGGTAGCGTATCCCGTTCATGACGACATCATCGGGCAGCGTGGCGCTCGGAACGATCAGCACGTCTCGCCCGTTTCTCTTCTCAGTCTTCACGCTCGCGACATTGGCGACGGAACGGACGTTGACTCGGATTTGTTTCAAATCGTGTCTCCAAATTCTTCCGCCATTTCACCGAACCTTTCTGCGTCGGGCAGCGGCTCGTAGCCAACCGCCTCGCGAATTTCAGGTCCTGTGAAGATGACCTCACTTCCCAGTGGCCCACTTCTTGACTTTTGGTTGATGGACGACATCTTTTCGGCACGGTCTAGTTTTTCCGAGGTGCTGCTTTCGGTCAGGTCAGACCAGCCGATCGTCCAGTCACGCTCGGGCAGGATCATAAAGCGCTCAAGCCTATTGGTAAACTCAAGGATGCCTGGGCGTGCAAGGTTGTTCCGCCGAGCCATGTTTGTAATCGACCAGTCCCGCGCGTCCTCGGTGCTTGCCCTCTCACCTGTCTGGTTGCCGACCAGGATCTTAAGTGGGATATGCATTGAAGCGGCAAAGGACTGGAGCGAGATATTGAAGAAGTGCTCGGGGCTAGGCAAGGTGACCGAGAGCGTTTCGGCCTTCATCCCTTGGAGCATGAGTAACTTGTCAAAGCCGCTTTGCCAATCAGCGACTTGCTCGTTCATCACGTCCGCAATTTCGTCAGGAGATACGCCCATGGCCTGGGCCATCTCATTGAGACGCGTTTCCTTGTCAACGGACAGGACTGGGGCGCTTTTGGCGTTTTTCCAGAAGCCCTCGCCGCCAGCCCCGGCAACCTTTTCAAGGTTCATTAGGTCGTTGTAGCCGGCAGCCAGTGCAGACGTTGGGTGAACTGTGCCGTCTTCAGACCAAATAATCACGCGATCCGGATGGAGGCTGAAGCTGCGAGTCTGGGTCCCGACAGCTACTCCTGTGGCTGTTGGAACCTGGGCCTCGTTAAACGAGAACATGCTAGGCTGGCCGTAGGTCTCGCTGGTTTCGTCAGTGTCCCAGGTAGAGACTGTAAGTTGTCCCGCCCAGGCCGGAATAACCTCGACCAAACCCTGCAAACCACCAGGCACTGCGTCGACGGGCTCTTGAAAGCGCTTACCATCAGCAAGACGGAGGATGATCCCTGAGTAGCCTCCGACCATTGCCCGCTTATCAGCCTCGGCAAACCGCTGCCAGAGACGAAGATCAGCAAACCTCTGGCGAATGTCCGCTTCGATTTGGCTTTCGGCAGGCTTTTCGGTCTCCCAAAGCGTAGGTGCATCTTCCCACGTCTTTAGGATGGTTTTGTTGACTGCAGCATTGGCAAGGCCGTTGCGCTGGTACATGGCATAGAGCTGGCTGAAATCCAGGCTCTCAGGCCAGCCAAAGTCACGGTAGTGGTTGTGCTTGGCCGTGGGGAAGAACCCTGGGAACAGCACGTCCATGCGCCGGACAGCATTGGCAATAAGGTCGCGAGCGCTCATGCGCGGTGCTTCTTTCGGAGGATCATGCCGACACTCCCGTTAAGCGAAATCAGCGGGCCGATGGCGTACCGAATAGCATCAATCGCATGGTTGTTTGCGTCGACTAAATCAGGCAAAACGTCACCGGCCGAGTTGACCTTGTGCGAATAAAGGCGGCACTCTGTAATGGTGTGCTTGCAGCGAGAATGGACCACGATTTCCTTGAAACTACGAAGGAACCTGATCCCTTCAACCACACTGCCTGGCCACTTTTTAACTGGTTCAACATGAGGCAAACCGTTTCGCTGCGCGTAGCTAATGGTCTTTGGCTCAGCGCTGTCTGCTCGCGTTACGTACTCATTAAAGCCTGGAATGTGGTCGGTAAGGAACTCAGCCATTTGGTCGATTTCAACGCCGCTTTTGTAGGCCTCATATTCGACGTAAAGTTTTTCGTTATGGACCCAGCACCGCACGCCCGCGAGTGGGTCAGGGTTGAACCCGAAGTCAAGGCCTTGGTATGGCCCGTCCCAGTCAGGTCCCGGCTCAAACTCTGCGACGCGCCACTTGTTTGCAAGGACTTGGCGCTCGCTATTCTCTAGGTACCCACCTTCCCACACGTGGTGGTAAGTCCCTGGGTCAAGCCGTTCCTGTTCCCGCTTCCTAAGGGCTTGAAGCCCAGGGGGAAAGAACGGGTTGTCTCGCCAGTTGACCTCGACCACAATGGACCTGGGTGGAGGCATTTTACGGAACCGGGCGTCGACCGGCGAACCAACCCATTTGCCGTTTTCGAACCGGGCCTCCCGAAGAGGGTTCCAAATAGCCCAAAGCTCGGAACGCGGCTGGCGAAACACCGTGGCTTCAAGAGCCAACCAGGCTTCTTCAGGTACGTCCTCGGCTTCCTCGACAATCGTCAGGTCAATCTTGGCGAGGGACTTGATGCTTTGCGTATTACGGCGCAAGCCCTTAAACAGAAACTCGGTCCCGTTGTGCCCACGTAGGTAGTCTTTGCCGACATCATAGCATGATGCTAGCCAAGGATCAGAGGCGATTGCAGCTTTAAGCTCCGCGTGGAAGCTTTCGGCAATTGACGACTGAAACTCGCGAACGCACAAGATGCGCAAAGGCTCGGTGGCACCAAGGACTGCAGCCATGAGGGCTACACTAAACGACTTGGCGGAACCTCGACCTCCGTGAAATGCCCTATAAGCGTAAGTACCGAGCGGTGGCGTGAGGGCAGATGCTAGCTTTGCTGCTAGCTTAATCCTCAGTGTTTGGGGCATCGACCGCCACGATCTCAATGCGGCTTGGTGGGCTCATACTGCCATCGCCTGAGCGGACGTCTTGGATTGGTGCGCCAAGCCCGCGATCCTCGGTGTCCTTCAGCATTTTCAGGACAGTGTTGTCGAGAAAGGCCATGACTTGGTCAATGTCTTCAAGATCTTCGATCTTGTGCTCAAGGCTGTCGATCAGGCGCTCACGGATGCGCAAGGCTGTTTCGGCGTTCTTTCGCTCAAGCCGGTGCTGCTCACTGGTCTTGCCGCCGGGGTTGGGGCAGTGGCCTTTCTTCCATGGCTTTAGGCCGCTCATGTTGGGATTAGGGTTTGACATGCAGGTTCACTTCTCTCAGTGTTCTTGTTGCTTGAGTTTGTTGCACGGTAAACAGACCGCCAGAAACTGGCAGTCTGTCTCGGTGTTTAGTCTTGAGGACGGGCGCTAATCGCCCAGACTGCGCTCAAAACTACCGACGTTAGCAATCTTCTATTAGAGCTTCTGCAACCCTGATAGGCAACTCAAACCCGTCAATCGAGACGAGGGCAAACGCGCCTTTGTGCTCGACGACCTTACCGCTTAGACCAGCAAAAGCCCCCTCATTAAACTTGACCCTGTAGTCAATCTTAAACTTCGTCTTCCGGCGGGCTTTCGCGAGTTGGCGAAGATAAATGGCTTTCAGCCGTTCTTCCTCGTAACGTAGCGCGTCAAGCTGCCGGTCGGCAATCTCTGGCACTCCACCACAGTGGTGGAAAACAGTAAACACCGGCATATCCTTGGCCGGTCGATCTGCGAGACGCTTGAGGTCTAGCAAATCAATTGCTGATGCAAACACATACGTGGACACCAGCGGGTAGACTTTGTCGTAGTAGGACCGTGACCGCGGTTTTCTGCCCCGCTTGTACCCTGTGGGCGACCAGGCAGCAATTCCGAACTTGACCAGGCTCTCTACGAGCTTAAACGTATCAGCACTTGCACATCTTAAAACGACCCAGGTGGGTCTGTTGAAATCAGCCGAAAGATTTATCAGTTCACTCGTTACCATACGCTGGATCCGATGATCGATCGACTGTTTATTTGTCCTCTATATCACGTGTATTTGTGCAAGTAAACGTCGCTAAGTTGTTCGGGTGGAGTTTTTTATTCGAGTT